CTTATAAGTATCTACATTCTGTTTTAATCTGGACCAACCGGCTCTTGAATAGTTCTTTCGAAACTTTATGCTTTCAAGAAAATATTTATATCTTGGCATATCAAAGTAAGTAAAATTTTTGTGAGTAATTAACGGTTTGTAATCAATGCTCATTAAAGATAATCTTTGCAGAGCTTCCTTAATCTTTGGCAACGGTTTTGAAAAATGATCTGCACAATCAACCATTCTTACAAAAGGAGATAATCTTTTTAGATCATAATTCTTACATAAATATTCATATAGTCTGAAATCAAAGTCAGACATATCCAGATCAAATAACTTTGGATCACTTATATAAAATTGGCGCAAATGCTCTCCTCTTCCAACAACGTGGATCTTCTTTTAATTTTTTTAGAAATAAATTTTGCTTTGAACACTTTGGAAAATGTTCAGCTTGCTTATGCTCCAGGAATTGTAGCCATTGATCAGCACTTATTCTTTTAGGTTCTGAATAATATCCGCCTGGATAATCTGGAGCTATTTTTTTGACGTAGAACCACATCATCATATCTCCAACTGCATGATACCAGAGTATAAAAGCCGGTATTCCGGCCATTTCAGCTAGTCTTTTGGTTATTTTATGCGGTTTTATTAGCTTTTGATTATTGTAATATACTGTTTCAACAAGGAATAATGGCTCTAAACAAGCATTACAGCTAGAAACTTGATCAATATCACTAAAATTTAAGCAATTATGTTGTTGCCTATGCCAAGTTGAGTATTTGCTGAACTTGACATCGCTAAAATACACCTGTTTTACCATGTTTTTAGCCATTAATTGATAGAATTAGATAGTCAAGCTATTTTATTGCTTATACGCAATTTTTCTTGATTAGACGCAATTAATCCTATAGTACATGGCAATTAATATGAATAAAATCAAAGATATTTGGAAACCATCACAACCACAAAAAGGTCTACTTAGAACCAAAAAATTTATTAAAACATTTGATCCAATTATAGAAATGAAAATTGGAAAAGACGGCGTTGAAGCTAAAGTCGAATTTCTTTTTATAGATAAAGATTTTCTTCCAGTAGCTAGATCAATTTTAGGAGAACCAGATAATTTATTAAAAATAAATTTTCCAGAAAAAGCAAAAGTAAAAAGAATTATTTCTGGCTCATCAGATAAAGTTTATCTTTTAGCATCTAAGCAAGCTTCAATGAACGGACTTGGTGTTGAAAGATCATTTAATCATAGATGGAATAGATCTTTATTAAATCTTTTAAACGAACCTTCACCGAATAAAACAATGATTAATTTAGGTGTTGTTCCTTCAACATATCAATCAGGTTTATACAATATAAAAAATCCATCAGAAATATTAAGAGAAAAGTTTAATGCAAGCGGAATTACAAACGCAAAATTATTTTCAGAACAATCTGGTTTAAGTGAAAGTACAATTCTTAGACATATGGCTGGTACTATGGATATGTCGAGAGATGCAGCTTTTAAATATTCAAAAGTTTTAGGATGTGATCCTAGTGAACTATTATTTAATTCTTTAGATATTCCAGTCTGGGGTAAGTCAGATACACAAGATTTAACTGGTCAAGGAGATTTTGCAGTTCTTCCAGGAGAAATAATTGGATTACAAAAAGAAGAATATATTTCCTGTCCAAGAGAAATTTATAGACCTGATGTAAAAGCAATTCGGATTGAACAAGAAAATTCTATTTTTCATAATCATATAGCTTACTATTATAATTCAAATGAGCCTGTAGTACTAGAAGGTCAAATGGTTATTGTTGGAGTTCAAATAAAAAACTTTAGAGATAACAATAAAAGATTTAGATATTTTTTTGGTATTTATAGAAAAAATAAAAATAATAAAACAGTTGATATAATTAATGCAGATCCTGAAGCTGTTCCTATATCATCGGTAGATCCAGATGAGGATTGTAATTCATTTGATGATTTAAAATATTTAATTGAAACAAGTCGTACAGTAATTGATGATATTAAACCAGAATTTGTTGCGCCTGTTATTGCTTTAGTTAATCCAGACAATATAAAAGATAAAAAAGATTATATTAGAGATCATTCAAAATTTTATAACATGGCAAGAGCCACTGATGTTTTTGGTAAAGATGAAACGAAAAAATTAATATTAAAAAATTATATAATAGAAAGAGAAAAAGAAAAAATTCAAGAAGAGATAAGTCAAGGACTTATTAAATATGGTCTTACTGAAAGACAAATAGAAGAAAAAGCAAGAGTTAAAGCAGAACAAATATTTTTAAGAGTACGAGATACAGTCTTTTCAGATATAGCTGTAAAAATAGGTAAATCACTTCGAGGTGTAGATAATGTTAAAATTATAGAAGTTAAAGAAAAAAAAGGTGTTAGAGCTATTGATGAAGAACTAACCAAAGAAGAAATTGATAGAATTAATGCTATCGACGATCATTTAAATGATGTTTTTGAACACCAAACAGCAATGGCCGAAAGCGCGGAGAATAAAATTGTCTAAAAATCCAGAAGAATTATTAAAACCTAAACAAGTTTGGTACGAATTTGGTATAAAAGTAAGAGCTTTAGCCTATATGAGAGATCAAACTATAGATCTAGGTCGCCAGATTGGTCCTATTTGGATTAATCCTAGAGACACAAATATATACTATTATAAGCGTGTATGGATAGAACAATGGTTAGAACGAGACACTATTGGAATTGTTCCACAGTTACAAAACGACAAAACAAACAAAAGTAACAAAAGTAAATCAAATATACTAAATTACCCAAAGCATCCAAAGTAACAAAACCGACATCGTGAATATTCTACATAGGAATAAAACCTATGAATGATTTTAAAACAAGACAGTATAAAAAAACTTTCAGATCCTTTAGAAGAAAAAATACTTTCACCGGTATTTAAAAATTTAAACTACAATCATCACTCACCTACTTCAGCAGAAATGTTGGATGGTCCATTCATCTATCAAAAAATATTTTTAACTCAAGAACAAAGAAGATTACTAGAAGGTAATGCAAACATGGCTGCTGGTGTAGCAGTTAATGATGCTTTGCAATGGCACTACTCAAATACCATTTGGAAAATGAACCCACTTACAAAAAAATTACAGTCTCAAGATAATGAAAAATTATCTGAAGATGCAGCTATACAAAAAGCATTAGAAAAATTTAAAGAATATAATCCTGTAAACGATAAAGATAGAGATAAGTTTGAGAAGTACCAGGAGACAATTCCTCAAACAATTAGACAAGGATTTAAAGCGTGTGAACAAGTAGGTATTGCAACAGCAAAAGATATTGTTGGTGAAGCAAGCGTTAATCACACCGATTACAGACTTCAACTACCTCAAGTAGGTAGAACTGACCTTACATTTAAGGATTTTAAATCATCCGAGCAATCTGGTGGTGCATCTACTTTCCATAAGAGTAGCTCTGTTCTTTCGGTCCTTGAATTTAAAACAGTTTGGCAAAAACCATTGAAGATTAAAAAGGATGGTAGTCGTGGCTTCTCATCATCTCGACTGCCGTCCACTCCTTCGTTAAGTCATTTGAGACAGTTAAGTTTTTATACGGTTTCTTTATCTAAACATTCTCCAGTGCCGTATTTAATTTACCTGTCCTCAGATGGCTATCAAATTTTTTCAAAAAATAATTGTGCGGATTTAGAAGAAGGAAATATTAAAAATTATTACGAACAGTTTACTAACAAGTGTATCAGAAGAGAAAGATTGCTAACTAGATATGCTCACTTAAACGATAAAGATGCAATCATAAGAGAATTAATAGCAGACACAGAACCACAGTTCGAACATCCATTTTATTGGTCGATCGGTCATGAATTTTTAAAAGAAGCTAAAGAATTATGGAGTAACACCAAACAATGATTACTCCTTCTATCATCACTTACACAATCATAATCATAGGAGGTTACTATATATGTCAGATGATAAATTAAAGTCTTGTATTACGGACTTTAAAAAAAGTCTTAATGGACAGACTATAAAAATTCATAATAACGATTACGCTACAGTAGCTCATAGAATAGGTATCTTTCGTAGAAATCTAGGAACTGCTGCAACTATATCAACTCAATTAGTACATCAAGACGATAAAAAAGTTATCGTTAGAGCTGAAGTATTTATTGATAAACAATTAGTATCTACTGGATTAGCAGAGGAATTAAGAGCTGCTAGTAGAATTAATCAAACTTCTGCGTTGGAAAACGCTGAAACTTCTGCTGTTGGAAGAGCTTTAGCATTACTAGGCTTAACTAATGACAGAATAGCAAGTGCTGAAGAAGTATCTGCTGCTATTGTCCAACAGGACCAACAGCTACAAACAGCATTAACCGAGCTTGATAAGGTCTCTCATCTTGGTTCATACAAGTCTTGGCTTACAACTAATCAAAAATTAATGCAGACGGTACGGACTAATAATCCAATCGCCTACTCACAATTTTTGGAAAAGTTTAACAAGATTAAATCTAAACTTGAGACCAATGGAGTAATAAAAAATGGCTGAAGAACAAGCTAAAGAACGTAAATCATTAGGAGTAGTTTTTCCTAATATAAATAAGGAAAGTCCAAAGAGTTACGACCTTAAAGGAACTGTAACTACACCGGATGGTAAGAAATATCGGATTGGAGCTTACAAAGCTGAAGCTTCTGGTACAGGTAAACTTCCTAAAGGAAGCACCTATTATTGGATGCATAGAGTTGAAGAGCTTGAAATGAACCAGGCTGGTGAAAGTTTTGATCCAGCATCTTTGGAGGCATAAAAATGGACACGGACCGTTTTAAAAGCATTGCCTTAAATATGGACACTTACAATAAGCTTAGAGAACTATCTGATAAGCAGTTTGAAATGCCACAATCAATGGCAAAAACAGCTTCTTATTATATTCAACAAGCTCATAAAGATTTTTCAGAAAAGAATAAAAATGGAAAACAAAGAGCAAAAGCTTAAAGAAATCCGTAAATCTAAACAAGAAGAATACGGCACTGATTTTGGTGTAGCAATGAATGACATTGGACACCTATGGTCGGTTCTTCTTGGATTAGATGCTGCAATACCTGGTTATATGGTGGCCAATATGTATGTAGCAGCCAAGCTATATAGAACAAAAGAAAAATTCAAAAAAGATACTTACGTTGATGCAGCGAACTATCTTTATCAAGCCGAAGAAATGCATAGAGCAGAAGAAAAAATTTTTAATACAGATGGAATAGTTAAGGATCAAGTCGATGGATAATGTAATTAAATTTCCTACTACGCCAGAAAAAGAATTTTATAATCAAACAAAAGTTGCAAGAGAAGCTGCTAGTCAAATGATAGCAACACAGGAATTTCTTAACTACAGATTAAAGTTTAGTTGTTGGAAGGAATATAGTTTGACTGAAACTGATGTTGAAAATGTAGCTCTATATGGTGAACACATGAACCTTAAACCTATTATTGCTGTAAGATTAGCAGCAAAGTTAGCAGAGGTTCTTTGTAAAATTAAATACAGCGATCCACTAGATGATTACTATTAATGAGTAGAAAAAAATACGATACCAACTATTTAACTTATGTAAGCTATCAAGCTTTCAGCTCTGATATGCCAGTTCACCAAATCAATGACAGTAAATGGTGGATTAAATATGAAAACAAACTTCCAGCATTCTTTATTAATGCTGACAAGGTATTTAGGCAAATGCCACCTGAATGCTTCTATCTAACCGCTGAAAAATCAACCACTATGAATATGAGTAATTGGCATAAACAGTGTGAAGATTATTTCGGCATAACAATTGAGGAAATAAGATGCCTGACGGAAAAAGAGGATCAAAGAAAACAGCAGAAGATTTAGCTTTTAATACTGTTGTTGGTCGTAATATCAAATACCTAAGAAAAGCTAGAAAACTAAATCAAACCAAAGTTGCTTCATATTGCAAAGTAAAATTTCAGCAGCTTCAGAAGTACGAAAAAGGATTAAATGGATGTAGTGCTTATAGGCTACATCAATTAGCCAAGTTCTTTAATGTTAAATTAGAGGTCCTAATAGATCCTAATATGATTACTAAACATAGAGGCTTTACTGGCGATATGGACTGGCTCGATTATGAAATAGAGGTAGATAAAGCACTAGAAAAGCAAGCTTTAACGGATCAGATTAAGAAGGAGATAATAGCAAAATGTCCATAATCAAAGCAGATAAGGTTGAGGTGGAGATCCAAGAGCAAACTGATCCAGATGCTGCTTGTCAATATATGTGTGTTGTCAGCTATCAGCCTGAAGGATTGTTGAGTAAAGAAATAATAACTGTTCTTTTGTCAAACCTAAAACCGATAATTAAAAAGACGATAGACTTAGGTAATCAAGTAGTAACAAAAGAAGAAACAACAAAGCTTAAGTCTGATGTCTAATATAATTAAAACAACTCAAGGCGAAGCATCATTCAAGCTTAAAGAAGAGTATCAGAGTGAGGACAAGGCTATTAAAGGTGAAGATCCTATTGATAGCCAGGTTCAAATTGATGATCTTAAAATTGAAAATATTAAATACAAATTAAAGGAGGTATTAAAAGATGGCGCTAGACCAGAAGCTACTGAGACTAGAGAAAAGACATAAAGGTTTATCCAGAGTAACGGCTGCAATTAATGATCTTTATATATACGGTGTGTATGAGAGTAATTTTCCAGCACTTATGGCAACACTTAATGAAGCTAAAGATGCCTGTAAAGAAGAGCTTAGAGATACACATGTTGAGATTGTTGCAGCTAACAAAGCCAATCTTGTAACCGACACTCATAATACCGAAACAATAATAGAGGACGACTTTGCTTCATGACATACACAGGATTATTTGAAGAAGCTAAAGAAGTAGAAAAACTTAAAGAAACGATAAAAGATCTAAAAGGAAAAGTTAAAAACCTAGAAGGCCTGGAAGAAATCCATAAAAAAAACAATGGAGACTTGAGAGTTCATATAAGAAAACTTGAAAAAGAAATATATAAATTAAAGAAAGATAATAAGATCCTTGAAGAAGGTAATGAAGCTTTAGGTATA